ACACACCTCATTCTATTCAACAGACATGGCACGCTCGGCAACTTCCTTCGACTGTGTTTGAAGATCTTGACCTCTGAGCATAAGGGATTGGCGTTGATCATGTAGAGTTGATAGCCTTTCCTCGGTGCTTCGAAGATCTTCTTCGAGACCCAAGCTAAGCTCACTATTCTCAGCTTGTAATTCATCGATGCTATCCTGCGATGCTGAAATCCTAGATTCATAATTTCTCCTATTCTCCTCAGTCAGATTCGAGACATCAGAAATATATTTTTTCTGTGTATCGATTTTGTTCTTTGTGAGGTCGATATTGTAGGAGATATTTCTTAAATTATCTTTGATGACATTTGTTTCTTCTTTCAGAATCTGATTCATTTTTGAGAACACACCAATATCCAATAGATCTTCAATCACTAATCTACGATTATGAGGATTCAATTGCATGAAAGGAATGAACGAAGACGAACCAAGTACTACAACCTGATGGAATGACTTGTGATTAATCTTCAGAATATTTTGTTCGAGGATCTTTTGATATTCTTTAGCATGAGAAGATTGGTTAATCATTTCACCATTCTTCCATATCTCGAAAATACCAGGTTTGATTCCTCGAACAATTTTAAATTGTGCTGCTCCAACTTTAAACTCAACTTCAACAACACATTGTTTGCCATTGATTGAATTTACAAGTTGAGGCTTATTGATATTACGATGCGGTTTACCAAATAAGCCAAATGCTAATGCATCGAGCATAGTTGATTTACCAGCACCATTCTGACCAACGATAAGAGTCGACTTAGATTGTCTTAAGTCGATCTCTGTAAAGTTATTGCCAGTGCTAAGAAAGTTTTTGTATCTAACTTTTTGAAATAAAATCATGCTATCTCTAGAGCCTGTGCCTGTGTCATGAGTTCTCGCATTTGGATTTTAATTTTCGCTTTGTCGAGATCTGTGTCGACACCATCGACGTAATCATCCATAAGCTTAGGAGTATCATCTACTTGCAGGCCTTCGTCTTCTACGTTTTCACCAATAAACTCGTTAAAGTTTTCTGCGATCTTCAGCTCGTAAATATCCTCGCTTTGTATACGGTCGATGAATCGATCAAAACCAAACGTGTCAGTCTTGTTCACAACTACGACTTTGACAAAACGATTTTCAAGAACAGAAGTATCAAAGTTATTATAATCCATTTCACTGTCATTGTAAACAATTTTATGAAATAAAGTGTGTGGATTAAGTATTTTTTCTACTTCACGTGTTTCTGTATCGATGATGTGGAAGTACTTAGGATCATGTGCATCAGACCAAAAGAATTCCATTTGACTTCCAAGATACCAGATATTATCTTTACGAGATGATACGTGATAATGGCCGGTCAATACGAGTTCGAATCGATTGAAAAGTTTTGCATCCATGCCACCATGTGATTCTACACCACGCATGAGTTCGAAACCGTTGAGTTCGAGATGAGCACCAACCCAATCAGCTTTACATTCACGAATAAAGTTCATAGACTTTTCGTAATTATCAGAACAAATCCATGGAAGAAGACCAATCTTTAAAGAACCGTATTCCATTACAGTTGGTTCCATAATAATATTGACTTCATTCATGTAATGACCAAGTAGCTCTTTCAAACTATTCAGATCATTCGTATTCTTATAATATGTATCGTGATTGCCAGGGATAATATCCATGACCATACCACGTTTACGTATCTCGTTCAAAAAGCTTTTACGATTACGATTGAGTGCTTTAAAGTTTACAAATTTCCGGTGATCATAATAATCCCCGAGGTGTAATATTTGCGTGACTCCTCGTTTTTCACATTCAGGAAAAAACACTTTTGAGTAAAAGTCGTCTGCGTTTTTGAGAAACACTTCGGAAGAGTTACGTATACCACAGTGCGTGTCATTCAGTACTGCTAACTTCACCTTCTAAATTCCTTAATATTTGTTCCGGATTTTCTGTTTTTTTAATAAAAGCTTGACCATCTTGAATAGACCATTCTAATACATCACCACTTTTCCATCCCATATCTTCCATCAGACTATCTGGGAATGTGATGACTAAATCGTCACCATCTTCTAAAACAGTCGTAACATAAGTTGGTTTCATTCCATAAACTCCGTAAGATCAGAATCAACATTAACAGCACGTCTTTTCTTTTGTTTCTTTTCTTCTTTAACGTACTCTTTTACTTCATTATCAAATGCTTTGACTTTGTCAATACGATCTTTCAGTGTATCAACAAATTGACCGACAACGTACTGGCTCATATCATCACCATCTTCTGTATGAAGAAAGTTTTCTATACCAGAATTTGTCAGGTATTTCATTTTAATTTCTTGTTGCTTTTTCTCTTTTGCAATACGTCTTAAGAAAGCATACCACGTGATCTGAGTAAAGTATGCGAATGCATTTGGTTTACCAGTTCTTGTAGCTGCTGCGATATCGTAGTTGAGTACAGCCTTTAAGCAATTTTCAACAGCATCCATGACCATCTCTTCGCGATATGTGTAGCGAATAAAATTGGCTTTGTGAGACAAACCCTCAGCGATTCGTAAGAAACACTGTGCAATATAGTCAGGTACTTTTGGAATTTCTGTGTTAGTTGCTTTTGCTTCGTCAACTCGAGTAACGTATTCAACGACTGCATGCGAGAAATCAGCATTATTTACATAGTGAATGCTTGCGCGTTTTTGTCGTGCCATAGTCACTTCCTTTCATCATTTAATTATATTATACCACAGAATCATCATATTGTACATATCTATTTTTTGATATGAATGCGAAAAAAAGTAGTGTACACAATTCACTTTTTATGGTATAATAAACTGTAGTTTGGGGAGCAGGGATACTACTAGTGAAACGTGTCGGTTTTCGGCTTGAATTTAATGATATTACCTTCGACATCGTCAGATTCAAGCTCGACTTCTTTTTCACTTTCTAGTTTGTATTTTACATAGTCTTCGATTTCTTCGATTTCCATGTCTTCAAACTCATCGAAGTTAAAGTCTGTTTTCTTCAGTTTTGCCAACTTGCTTAGTTTGTCGATTGTTTCGGAGTAATGCTTAAGCAAATCTTCAGAAGGACTAACCTCACCGATGATATGAGTAGAATTAATTGTGTGCAAAATCTCAGGATCTTCGGCGAATCCCATCCAAGGGCGAAACGCGTAAAACCTTAATTGCTTTTCGATATTTTCGCCTTTTATGATTACCAAAGGACATCTTACAATGATAGCAGAATTATCTTCGGTATCCCATTCAAGCACTTCACAAATAACTTCATCGTCATTTGTAAGCTTAAACTGTTTAATTGAAGGAGTTCTCATAGATTGATCCTGTATGTTTTATTATTAAATTTTTCTCTTTGGTATATTCTGAGTCTTTCCTCAGAGTGTAATATAGCAAAGTTCTTTCGCGTTTCATCACTTAAATTATCTATAATGTCGTATAAAGTAGTAGCTTCATTGTTATCACTTTTACGCAGTCCTCGGCCGATTGATTGCAATACTCTTATCTGCGATTTCGATGGAGAAGCGAAGATGATATTATGCAAATTTCGAATATTAATACCAGTACTAAAAGTACCGAGGCTAGCAACAATAATAGCACCATTTTGTTTCTCTACGATTCCTCGGATTGCTTCACGATCCGAAGTAGCTACATCACCTGATACAAAGAAGACTTTTCTATTTTCTTCTACTTTACTATTTATCATGTCAAAAAGTGGCTTTCCATGCTTTTCGACAAAGTTAAATAATACGAGTGTATTACCTTTTTGATCAACTGCTAGATTACTTATAAAATTGTTTCGTCGCTCATTTGCCACGATCCATTGGATTTCCTCTTGATACTTCTGCTTACCGAAGTTCCGTCGGATTTCTTCATCATAATCAAGAATGATTCGTTTGATATTGAGTTGCGCCAGGGTGTCATCATCCTGTAAAGACTTAGTAGTGGTGACTTTATATATTTTTCCAAATAGTCCTTGTAATACAAGCTCATGTGTTTGTGTCCCGTCTAATGTTCCAGTTGTTCCAAAGCGGTATTCTGCTTCGGTTGCTTTATTCATAATTTGCATCAGTGATTTTGATTTGAATCCATGACACTCATCACCAATTACCATACCGAATTGTTCGAACCAAGTTCTTGGTAATTTATAGATTGACTGCCATGTACTAATTACAATCGGCGCACCAGGATCTTTTTCTTTACCAGAATAGATTTTATGTATTAGAGATTCTGGACAATTATAATCCTGAAAGTCTGATGTCATCTGTTCTACTAGGCTTGTTGTTGGTACTATGACGAGTACTCTTTGTTGGCTATCACCTCTAAGTACACCGAGAAAATAAGAAAGGAGAACGTAAATAATCAATGATTTACCAGAACCAGTAGGAGATACCAATACTGCACGTCTCTTACGCATACCTTCCATCACAGCCATGAATTGATATTCACGAAGTTTAAAAGGTAGATTCATTTTTTCAACAAATCGAATGATTTCCTTTGCTTCGACTTTATCTTCAGCATGTGGCATGCCATACGCAGTACGAACAGGATCTACATCATATCCACGTGTTCTACAGAATTGAATTAAGTGATATACTAATCCAGCTGGTAGTTCTCCACTTCGTGTATCGAATAGTCTTATCTTTCCATCCCATACACGTCTGCGGTATGCCGGCATAAACTTATAACCCGGCACATAGAAACTGAAAAACTCGTTCAGTTCTTGAGCAGCTCCATAATCGCAATCAATGTGAAGGTTTGCGTGGTTTAATTTCCTGACTCGAATTGCTTCCATCGAATGATATTACCTATCGTTTGGTGACGCCATTTAATTGTATCAACTATATCTGTAAGTGTCTCAACAAGTGTTTTGTAATATTGTATCTTTTCCTCAGACTTCTGAATCTCAGGATCTGCATCGTAATAATAATCCATATCACCTTTCATAACTTTCAAGCCATTAAAAGGATCAGGATTCCAACCAAGTTCTTCTACTTCTTCTTGAGACATCTTTCCATTATACCATTCCCACTTTTGTTTGAGTAAAGTCTTTTGTGAAAACTCTGCTCTTTTCAAAAGCAGCTTAGCATTCGCTAGCTTTTCAAGATATTTAGAATGTAGAAGAGGTGTTTGGCGAGAACTTTCGTCGAGATGCACGTTATCAATTACATTATCCTGTGCCCATTCTTCGAGCACAGCTTTCAAATCAATCATTATAAAGCTCCATTATATGGTATTATATATTAAGTCACTAAGTCAAAGTATGTGAACCTGAAAGAAACAGTAAACGTGATAAATTCGGTTCCTGTTGCGGTCGATTCAAAATTAATATCTCCAAGTGCAACTGGTACACATTCGTAGTATTTAACTTGTTTTGTTACACTGTTCGAACTTGACAGAATAGACAAAGTAATATCTGAATATGTTGGTGGTTGAGTTGCATTGCGATCCATTGCTCTTACTGGAATATTATCGACAATACGACGAATCCAATCATACATTTCTGTATAACCGGTTAGTCCTTCATCAAGAATAATAGTTGCAGTAAGTTCGCTAAAGGTCAGTGCTCCACCTACAATTGGAACACCTGAAATTTTACGATAGGGTACTTCCGAAGCGTTAATAATCATGCCCGGATGAGTAATAGTTTGCGCGAAGTATTCAAGATTAGGATAGTTCTCTCGATCTATCGTAAGCTTGTAACTTGTCGGCTGTAAATAATTTAAGTTTGTTGTAAGTGCCATACTTCTATTTATACAAGTTTAAGATAAAAAAAAGGGAGGACCGAAGTCCTCCCCAAGTTTATTTTAACGTTTCTTCTTATGTAAGAATGTTGTCTACGCGGAAGATACGATAGTACTGGTTTGTACGGTTTGATGCCAGACCGTCTGCAGGTTGATTACCAACGAATGGGTTTGAAGCCATGCCATAGCGTGTCTTAAATCCAATCTTTGGCTGGAAGCTATCTTCACCAACTGCACGAACCATTGTTAATGGTACGTATGGGCAGTAGAACAGACCTGCATCGTATGGGTTTGTACCCTTATAACCAACGTTGATGTAGTCAGTTACAGCGTATGGATCGATGTAGACCCGTGTACGACCGTTCAGTACACCAGCAAAGGTGTTGCCTGTGTCATCTACGTTCAAGTTAGTTGACATTGCTGGTGAGTAGTCCAACATGCCTGAAGCTGCAAGAGCAGAAGCAACATCTGAAGAACAGATGATGAAGTTACCCTTACCACGGCGTGTTTCTTTAGCAATTGTGTTTGCTTCACGCTCGATCTGTACGATCATGCCTTTGAACTTCTCAACTGACCAGCGACCATCAGCGTCTGATGACAAGTCAAAGATACCTTTTGTAGTAACGTTGGCTTGACGTGCACCGATTTTAGCTTGTGCGTTAACTGTACGAATTACTTCGCGGTTAATTTCAGCAAGAATTTCTGTTGACAGAATGTTAGCCAGTTCTGTTTCAGCATCCAGGCCATGAATTGCCTTAAGATCCTGAGCCAGTTCCAGTGTGTATTCTGCTTTCAAAGCACGTGACTTAGCTGTCACTGTTGCTTTTTCAATGGTGAAACCCATTTCTGCAAATGCTTCGCCAGAGCCATCACCTAGTGCTTCAGCTTCTGCAGTTGTGTATGCATCACCAGTTGTTGGCACATATGTACCCCCTGAGTCAACGATAGATGAGTCAACGTCTGTGTCTGTACGTCCGCCCAGTCCTGAAGGACCTTCTACGCCGCCAGATGAAGTTGATGAGTCACCTGAGTAGTTAACTAGTGCTTCGTCGAACAGAGCTTCGGTATCACCGAATGCTGAGTCACCGCGTACTGCACCAGCTTTAGTTGTCTGATAGCGTGCCTTCATGGCAAAGATCAGGCCTGTTGGTCCAGACATTGGCTGAACACCACAAACATCATATGCCATTAGGTTAGGCATTGCACGACGAACAAGTGCGATCAATACTGGATTCCAGTTGTCAACATTACCTGTTGCGTTCTGAGGTGCTGCTTCGTTAAGCATACCTTCTTCGCGCAGTGCGATTTCTTGGTTTTCCAGAACAGCAGCTGTTACTGCTTTCCGGTGCGCGTCTTTGATAGAACCAGCAGACTCTTCGTTCAGAACTGGTGCCCATTTCTCGACGAGCTTATCGTAAGATACTAGATTTTGCATCGTTTCCGAGCTCCTTTAATTTTTAGTTTGTCTCTTAATGGCAGAGAGATACTGTGACATTGCGTCAGAAGATTCTACTTGAAAAGCATCTTCTTCATCTACGCTTTCTTCAGTAACTGCAACAGCCTTTTTGAAGTAAGATTCTTTTACAGTACTAACTTTTTCAGCGAAAGTTTCTTCGTTGTCAAAGTCAATGTCTGCAACAAGAGTCTTGAGTTTTTCAATTTGAGTTTCTGCAAGATCACGTGATGCTTCGCGGATAACCGCTTCGCGCTGATAACCTTCCAGTTGCTCTGCCATTTCGATGGCTTTACCAGTCTGATCGTTAAGTTTCTCTTCGAGTTCCTCAACTTCAGATGCCAGTTCATCGACCAGGTCGACTTTAGACTCAGGTACTTCGATATATGATTCTGTAAACAGATCTTTCAGATTAGTCATAAACTTCTCTGCAATTTCTGTACGCAGACCAGATTCGATAGCAACTTTGTTGTCTTCCATCCACTGCTCGACTACGTAGTTCAGGTATGAATCTACCTTTTCTACAAGATCTTCTTTGGTCGTCTTTACTTCTTCAGCAAGTTCTTCTTCGTACTTAGCTTCTAGACGATCAATTTCTTCTGAAAGCTTTGATTTGATCGCTGCTTCGAAGATTGTTTCTGCTTTAGCTTTAAACTCATTAGAGAGTGTCGCTTCTTCATTTACCAATGCATTTAGATCATCTGAAAAATCTGCTTGATACTGAATGTCTTGCTTTTCAGCAATTGATTCACCTTCAAACTGATCTTCTTCTACGCTGTCCATCATCTTACCGTATGCAGCCTGAAGATCATGCTTTTTCATAGCATTCATCTTAGTATACATAGCGTTGATCATAGCAGCCTTTGTCTTTGGCATTGGATCCTGCTTGGTAGAATCAGCGGCACCACCTGCAGCACTACGCTTAGCAGCTGATGGACCGGCTGCACCAGCAGCATCGGCAGAAGCGACTGATTGAGCTTCAGCATTTTTCGGATCGTGACCCATTGCTTCCATGACTTCGTTCTCGTCATCATGGAGTTCAATGTCCTGATCTTCAATGATTTCTTTATCAGTCATTTAATTGACTCCTTATTATTTAGATTTGAGTAACGAGAGGAAATTCTTGAACTCACGAACCTGTGTCTCATAGAGATCGGTACGCGGAGCCTTCTTAATTTCAGTCTCCATTTTTTCAATAGCTTGTGCTTCGATAATGCCGTTGTTCCATACCCACTCTACACCTTCCATGATCCCATTAACAAATGCGCCAGGAGCAGATGGATCTTGAACAATATCGATAGCATTCAGAAGAAAATCTTCGCCTACTACCATTGCGCCATTACGTTGCTGCAAACTTCCCATACCACGAGTCGAAACGCCCAGTCCTACACCACCGTCGAGTAAACCTTGTACGATCATACCCATAGGAGTCTCTAGGATTGTGGCTCTTCCCATAACATCATTACCCTTGAACTCAAGAGTGTCGATCTTATGTGAAACCTTATCTAAGTTTACCGTCGGACCTTCCGGGTGATTCAATTCACCAACTGCCCGACCTTTAGAAACTTGTGTATCGACATATTTACCAACAGCATTTTCCATTGTTGCTTTTGGATAAACACGTCCATTTCTATTCTTTTGTTCAGCTTGAGCGAAAATGCCCTCAATGATATACTTCTTACCACCGTCTTTTTTAGCTTCGGTGATAACTTCAAGATGTGAATCATTAAATTCTGCAATGAGTTTCATTCGCTCAACCTTTGTATTGTTTCACAAATTCTAGTCCTGCTTTTTCAGCTTCTTTCGAAGTCTTATAAGCGTCAAGCCGATCGCCATCCACATATGTAATAAAGCGACCTTGATCTTTATGTACCACGATAGAAATACCTTTAACTTTCTTATCATAGACTTTCTGACCCTTTGGCTTACGCCCAGCAAGTTCTCTAATTTGCGAAAAATTTTTCATTTTAATCCTTGTATATTATTTATAATAATAAGAATTTCTACTTAAAATAATATTACTCTTCGTCGTCTAAAACTTCTTCACTGGACTCTTCTTCGGCCTCAGCTTCTTCGTCTTCATCGTCGCTTTCTGCATCAAGTTCAAGCTCGAGCTGATCACCATCCTCATCCCCCATGATGTCTTCATCATTCTCATCATCGGATTCAACTCCGTTATAGATTTGATCTGCTAGACGAATCTTTTCTTGTTCAAGAGCATCATTAATTTTAGCGCCCATTAGATCACCGAAGATCTTATTTGCGTTATTATAGTCTTTATCCAATGCATTCTGTACAAGATCTGCGAAAGGATTAGTTTCTACATTTTCTTCAGACATATTATTGTTCCTCGTCATTTTGTTGTTCATCTCCACTTTCATCAGAAGATTGCTGTGCTAGCTGCTCAATATCTTCATCTGTAAATTGCAATACATTTTTCATAATCCATTCACGTGAGAAGTACTGATCAACATAGTTATTCACCATGTCAAGTGTTTGCATTCTTTCACGAAGAATTTCCATATCTTTCAGCTCAGTGAAATGGTTGTCTTTGATATAATCAACCGCGATATCATTCTTCATGTTGTGCCAGTCTTCTTCGGTAATAATACCTTTCAACTGTAACTGAATTTTTAAGATATCTAAGAATAGAGCTGAAAATCTTGATCTAAGACGACCAATAAACTTTTGAAATTTTAGTTCATCACGACTAATCTCTGTAGATCTACCAAGGCTAAAGTGTGCTCCTTGTTCCAAGCGATTGATAGGAACGTTCAACGAACGATACAGTCTCTTCTGGAAATATACAATATCATCAATCTGACCTAGGTTTTCACCACCAGGCAATGTAGAGATTTCTGTACCTCTACCACCTTCACGGCGAGGTAACCAGAAATCTTCTAGCATTGATTGATGTTTACGATCGTCTTTAATTTCACCTGTCTGTGAATCGTATACAAGTTTATTTCTGTAACGAGTCATAATATCTTTCATATATTGTTCTGCCTTACCACGTGGTAAGTTACCTACGTCAATATAGAAGATACGTCTTTCAGGAGCACGTGCTAAGCGATAGATGACCAAAGAGTCTTCCATCATTCTCAACTGATTGAGCGGCTTAAGAGCTTTGTGCAAATATGATAAAACTTTTTTGCGGCCTTCATCAAGTAAACCAGATGTTACATATGAAACCGAATCAAGACTCAGTTTAACACCACTTCCAGTTTGTTGAATAGTCGCACCAGATCCAGGCTTTTCTTGATAGATATAGTATTCATCTACCTTTTCAATGATTTGAGCATTTGTTGATGGATCTTTTTTCTTTTTAACCTGCTTGACTTTTCTGATTTTCGCAGAGTCAATTGGTCGTATTTCTTGAATACCTGCTTTGAGATTTGCTTCATTGACCACTAAGTGGTGATACAATCTTCCATCGACATACCAACGTCTAAAAATATCATGTCCTAGTTCATTAAATGCTAGCATAGAAACAATGTTATCAAATTCTTCTTTGATTTGCTTTTTAATGCTGTCGCTGACTTTCAGATTATCCATGTAGACATCGACTGTCTGACCTTCTTCGTTAGTTGAAATCGATTCATTCGTAATATCTTCGATTGCGGCATCAACTTCAGGATGCATTGCAACACCACGATATTTCATAATTAGCTGATAATTATCTTTTGAATCATCGCCATCTAGATTAATATACTGGCCATAGTGACTAC